TTCTGGGTTCTTGTGCTTGCTTTTCTTAATCGTCGGGTCCAACATCAGAACTTTTTGTACGCTGTCGTGCTGCGAACGTGTGGTCTCGGTTTCGCTGACGGCCTTTGTCGTCACGTTGGAGACAGAAGACGTGCCTTTATTCTGACTAATATTGGATATATTGGAGTCGTCTTTCTTGTTACTGTTTACAGCTTTTGGTTGTGATATAACGCGAGGACTAGAATAGTCTGCGTATGATCTAGGCGAACCTGAATTATCGTCCTCACCTGTGCTAGTCGAGCGCTGCATTCTAGCACGTACAGCTTCAGGGACCTGATTGGCCGGACCACCGGACTCCATAACATTTACCAAGTCTTCTCCAACAAGCGTGGTAAGAAGCGTCTTCATTACTATGCCTAGACCATCCCCCTCTTTATCCTCATTTTTCTTTCTCTCATCGTTTGCCGCAGTCTTACCTTTATCAATCGTAGCCTTAGCTGCCTTTATCTGAGTTTGTGTCTTGGACTCTACTTCGCCCGTTGTTGGCTTCTTGCTCGCTCCGTCTTTCATAGCCGGAACCAATTCGTTATCGAATAGCTCCTGAGCGTTTGCTGCTTTCATCTTCTCTGTTTCTTTAACGGCAGATTCTTCTGGACCGCCTCCGAACCAAGATGACATTGCGGAAGTCGCGCTCTGTATAGCACCAACAACGGGTAATGCTGCGAGAGCGACAGACTTCATAACGCCGAACGATGCAGGACCAGATTCTGAGCCTGCGGAATCATTGGCCGACTGTTTGGCTGCGCCTACAACACCGGCAAGAACTGGAACAGATGCAAGCGCACCCGTCAGATTATCGAGGCTGTCCGCAGTCTTCTTAGGGTCTTGTTCAGAACCCTTTATGCTGCCAGGTTTAACTTGGCTTACGGAAGGATCATCTATCTGCGTTAGAAAAGGTGACGTATAATCGGGATTAGCTTCCTGCGCACGTTCGCGCATAGCGTCGGCTTTCTTGCGCGCTTCCAGTATTTTCTTTTTGGTGCCAGTTACTTCGGGATCATCCATCAATTCTTGTGCGGAACCTGTAGCACGGGTCTTATCCTGCTCTATGCTTTCTACTTCAGCCTCGTCATCACCAAACAGTCCGCCTACCCACTCTCTAGCGCTCTTAGTCGCACTCTCGCCAGCTAGGTAGCCTCCTACGCCCCCGATAAGGCCGCCTATAGTTGTACCTACTATAGGAACAACTGACCCTATTGCAGCGCCCGCTGCCGCGCCTGCCCATGCTCCACCAAGTCCGCCAGCTACATCTGTAACTGCCCCTGCTTTCTCTCCACCAGACATTTCCTCGTTGTTGACTATGCTATACACTTCCATAGCAGTCAAACCAAGACCGATACCCGGTAGTAACTTACCGCCTGCTCTGCGTAACATGCCAGGCTTTGCAGGCGGTCCAGCCGGAGGTACTGCCGCGGCCCTAGCGGCTCGCCTGCGTTCGTTTATTTCGGCAAGCCTGTTACGCGCTGTTGTTGATCTGCCGTCGGCACCTGTAATAGTAGCAGGCGGTCGAGCAGGCGGTCGGGGCGGTGCGTCTGGCGTAGGAGGAGAACCTGTTCCTCTAGCCATTGTTAGCGCACCTGCGCCCATCACCGCAGCACCTGCAACTGTGCTTGTACTGATCAGTGAGCTAGGTACGTCGCCCTGCAATTCCTGAAGAGGATTGGACTTAGACTGAGCAAGTAAGCCGTTCTTATGTTGACTGTCTAGTGCTAGAAGCTGTTCCTGCTCTCGGCCGGCTCGCGCCCTTACGGAGTCTTGAACTTCGGCGCTAGAAGATTTGAAGTACTGGCCTGTTGTCTGTCCTTTGTATGCTTGGACGGTACTTACTATTTGGGCGTCTGACATTGAACCAATATCGCGGCCCTTCAATGCCGCAGTAACGACACCTGTTTCTGGCCCGTATTGTACACCTGTACTGTACAACATTTCTTGGACAGCAGGTCCGCGCTTAGACAAGTCTACACCTGTAGCCGCTGAAACATTCTCAACCATCGGCTCGTAGTGTGTGCGCTTTATATAATTAGACTGCGCCTGTGCGAACTCGACTTCGTAATCATCGGCCACTTCGGCGTAACGTGCGTTGAACTCTTCCGTACCAGGAGACATGCCATCGAATGCAGGCGCAAAAGCTGCACCTTCGTCGGATGCAAGGAACTTCGACATACTGCCTGTATTAGTGGCCAGTTGATGTGCGCCGTAGCTGACGCCCCCGTTATCGCCCCTGCCCGAGCTAATCGTGTTAACACCGTTGTTCGACTCGTTTGATTCGCTTATACTGCCAAGGCCGTCCCACTCACCTTCCGGTCGCTTTGCTTCGCCGGGTGAATCGCCCATCATTTTACTGCCTGCCCATAACGCACCGCCGCCCGCTACTACGGCTAAAGCCAGCTTCTTCTTGGCCCCACCTGGACCGCTAAACGCTCCTCTTACTGCTCCCTTTATTCTAGCCCATCTGCTCTGTGGTCGAGGGCCGGGGGGTCGGCCTGATCTACCGCCGCCGCCCCCAAACATGCCTCCCATTCCTCCCATTCCGCCCGCGTTCATCATGGCGTAGCGCATCTTTTGCAGTTCGCGCATTAACTCTTCGTGTTCTTGCGCTTGTTGGGTAGCAAGAGCAGCAACGCTTTTGCCCATATCATCTTGTTTACGTTGGTATGGACTAACGTCTGGGCCATGTTCTTTGTCGTACATCATGCTAAACATGTTGCTAACAGAACCTTGAGTGCCTGATAACAGGCCGGTCTGCTTACTCTGCGATGCCATCATTTCATCGTGGCGTCGACCATCTTTCTCATCGTCGCTTTGGAATGCGCCGTGTATAGTTTGTCCTAGTTGTTTATTGTCCATGACGCTGGAATTAAAATCAGCATCTTTGCCTTCTTCAGGCTTTGCAGGAGAGTCTTCAGATGGATCATTTGCCGCGTCCTGCTGCTTCAGCATATCACGAGCGTTGCCTTCTTCTCCGTCCTGGTTCCTACTGCTCTGCGTATCTTGCGGCGCATCGTCCTGCATCATAGGCTCACCGGAGGCAGAAGAGCCGTAGGACTTAGCCATATCACGCATATCGTTTGCTATTCTGTCCATGATTAACTTCCCCTAACAGCTTTGCGCATTCGGGCGCGCTCTTCCTCAGCCTGCTTATCCTTGGCTAGACAGGAATGGTGGTACAGTAATGTCTTGGCCGGCATTTCATCATTGGGTTGCAGCTTCAACTCAGCTAACAATGAATACTGTATGTCCAGAATATCCTTTTCTGAATTGTCGGCGAAGAACGTCATAGGATCGGGTCGGGCTTCGTGTGTTACTTTATTGCCGCAGGTGCGACACCGGAGTTTTAAAGTCTCCGACACGCCGTGGTAATAACGTTTCATACATTCTTTTATTCTAATGTACTGCTCTAATGTTTCGGCGTCTGCGAATATCTCCATTTTCTCTTTCAGAGTATCGCCAGCTTTTATCCATCTTGCCAAACGTGCGTGGTGTTCAAGATCAGGCTTCTCATCTATTAACAGGTGAAGCTCGGCCAAAGTTCCAATACGAGGAAAGTCCAGATCAGAGTATTCCATAACAAGATCGCTATCGTCCAAGTTATGTATCTCTGTCTTGGCGTTGTGGACTATCTCGTTGTTTTCTGCGTCGCACGTTTCTAGCGTTAGGCCGCGCAGTTCCATTTCGCGGTGCGTAATAGTATCAATGTCAGGGCCTTCATAAAAAGCACGGCCCACTTTCTCCACTACGTTAACGCGGCGGCATTCCCAACGCACGAGAGAAGGCGCTTTCGGATATGAATACATGCGTAGCCATGCCATCACGTATTCAAAGTCGCCTTCCGTCAGCAGATTAACATCGCAAGATATTGCCATATCGACAGCACGTATGATGTGCTGTACGCCTGTAGGCCCTATAGTTGAGCCCATGTGAAGCAAGGACAATTCGCGGACGCACAGTGGGCGCATATAAAGCTTGAACAGATTATGCTCTATGTACGGGCCAAAGCCTGTAGGAAGATCGCCAATGTCCACGTACCGGTGATCATTATAAATTTCTTGAGGTACACCGAACTTATCAGGCATCACAATCTCCAGGCTTATACGTCGAAGAACGTTTCTGGGCGCACGTCAAACGAATGGTTAGCAGGTTCACCACATGCTGCGCAATGTACTGTAACTATGCGGCTGAGTCCGTGGCGTATTGTAGCATTGGCCCGAAGGGCTTGTTCGAACATAACCAGATCGGGCTGAGCTTCCAAAACTGCTATCTTATCGTCAATCGTTTTGCCTTCTGATACCCAACGCGCAGCCTGCACAATGTTTTGTTGCTCGGGATTATCACGACGATTCTGGCTTTCGCCGAGCGTACTAACCCTTGGGAAGTCAAGGCCCGGAGCCAACTTCAATTCAGGATCAAGGAATACAGTGTTGAGCATTTCCATGGTAATATCAAATTGATTTTCGTGTCCACATAGTTTGGACGTTACAATTAATTCGCTCGGATCGGTTAGCAAGTGCTTTTCCGTATCCGGTACAGTGTCGTACTCTTCTACAAGATCAGCCAGTTGTTGCTTAGTGAAGTTGCGCTTTAATCCTTCTTTCTCTGCGAATACAAGGCCGCTACAGGTCCAGGTGGCCTGTAATGGGCTATGGGCATACGCGTGGATGCGTTGGTGCGCCAACAGGTAATAGAAATCCCCGTCGGTCAATAGGTTGGCGTCAAACTCCATAACTCCGTCCAGCGCATCAACAGCAGGCTGAATGGATTGCAGAGCAACCGCGCGGGATAGTTGCATGATCTGGGCCACACGAAACGGTTTCATTTCGAAGGACTTTACTTGATAAGGTACGGTCTTGCTTGGTAGGTTGCTTGCGTTAAATTCAGTCATTATGTATTCCTTAAGTTAGCTAGTGTTTATTTGATGTCAAATTCCATATCATCACAGGAGAAGTTTTGTTGTACCTTCAGTCTATCTCCTCCGCTATACGTTAGTGCCCAGTTGCCTCGCGACGTAGGCCAAACTCCTTTCAATACGGCAGTTCCCACCACGGCGCCTGTGGTATCTAGCAAGTCTACCGTAATATCAAACTTGTAGTTATCAGGCAGAAAGTAGGCACCATCGGAGCGTCTGCGAATCTTGCCTGTCCACTCACTCAGCCATTTACTGGTGTTTAGTTTGCTGTCTTCATAGAAGGTTATATCAAACGCGCTCATATCCTCAAAAGCTGGATAGTAAGTGTAGGTGCCCGCGCCGAACAGCCCTTCTTTAGGACTCAGCTCAGGGAACGGCAGGTCTACTTCTTCGACGTAGGTTACATCGTGTCCGAGGGGCAATTTAGTACACACCCATCGAAAGTCCAGCAATGGATCGAGGCTCGCGTCCATTCGACTTTGTAAGATAGACAGATTCGTATTTGCTGCCATGTGCATCACCATATATTTACAGATTTTATTACGACCTAAACAGAAATACGACCCCCAACGGGGTTAGGAGTCGTATCTTTGCAGCGAGTTAGCCTTGGTGAGCTATGTTACTGCCTACCTTATACGCTCGACATGGTCGAACTTAAATGTGGCGCTCGCAGGCAATGCTGTGCCGCCGGAACCGTCGAAGGAAAGGTCTTCGACACTGCTGGGCCAGCAATTCACAATCTTATATTCCATTGTGGTTTTGCCGGTCTGATCGAATACTAGGAATACAGCGTTGACTGCATACTCTTTCTTGAACTTACCGTGCTGAGTTGCAGTCTCCCGCGCGTATTCCATCCAACCTTCTAGTGCTGCCGTGATTGAACCATTGCTATCTTCTACAAACTCAATGGACATATCGTGGCTGTACTCGCGCTTGGCCGCGTGCATTACTTTGTGGCCAAACAATTCAACTTCAACTTCCGTCAGCGTGGTACCGGGCTTGATGGCAGTTTTACATTGAACCGTAAGCTTTCGGTTGGCACCGTCTTGTCCGCCAGGCACACTCGAAAAAGTCATTTCAAAGTTGTCGGACAGCATCGGGTCTTGAACGTCTAGGACGTTCTCTAGTGTAGGCTTAGGCATAAAAATTACCTCGTGGTGGTTTAAGCAGCGCCCATAAGTTCTTGCGCAAACTTGATCTGTCCCGTCTTAGGAATGATCGCGTTAAGGTGAATACGCTTCGCCGGAATAACCGGGTCTACGTAAACGTCCAGTATAACATCGCCGTTGGCCATGGTTTCTGGTGTGTTGTTACGCTCATCGCAGATTACTTTGAATCCGTAAAGACCGCGGCCTCGCATAATAGGACTCAGCAAGTCTTCAGCGATAGCGCGGAGCGAGATACGCAGGAAGCTATCGTTCGGCTCGTACACTCCGCTTAGAGCCACATCGGCAATGCTGTTCTTCAACAGGATCAACAGGCGACGGACGTTTACGTTAGACAATGCACTGGCAATGGATTGCAGTGTATCAGCACCCCATACAACAATGCCCTGACCGCTCATAAAGCGAATCGGGTTGATCTGATTTTCGGCAAACACGTCCCGATGACCTTGCTTGTATACGTGACGAACACCATTCACGTTTAGCTGACCGCGGTTGACACCTGCAGGTGCAAACCAAGTAGCAGACACGCGGTCGGTACGTGCGAATACACCAGCAATATGGCCGCTCGGTGGCACAAACAGATTACGGGCTTCACGAGTATCGCGCACCAGAAGATCAGGCCCATAAATGGCAGCATAACTGGAGTTGGCATTCAACACATTGCGACGGTAGTTCACAGCATCTTGAGTTAACTGCTTATCGCTAGGTAAGTCAAGTATGGCGAAGCAGTCATCCCGGTCTTCGGCAATTTCAATCATGCGCAATTGAACGCTAGGATCGGTATATCCGCCATTTATGAGGATGTTTATTGCTACCTGCTCTTTATCTTCGAACTCATTCCAGCCGTTAATGATGTGCGACTGGTTTACGGCATCGCCGCTGGAACCCATCGTCACTTCGCCAACTGTTACAGAGTTTATCAGAGCAGTGGAATCTTTTACCATACGCAGCGGATGATCGTGATTGACCATTACCTGAATGCGCGAGCGGGTATTTTCAGATACTTGCGTTTCAATAGCAAGCTGACGGCCGTACCCATCTACCTTCTCGTGCAAGGTGCCACGATAAACTTCTACCGGAATCTGTGATACACCTTCGAACACGTTTAACACAAACCCTTCTTCTGAAACATCGTCGGTGTCTGGATAAAGAAGGACACGCAGATCATTATTCCAATTGCCGGGATTGGATGCCAGGACGTAAAGAATATCCTGCAGTCCAAAGATAACGTCCTGGGGGTCATCAAAGCCTGCTGCCAAGTTTTGTACCTGACTGAAGCTATCGACAGTTGACACCTTTATGCCGCCGAACTTGGCGTTCTCTGCGGTACGCAGAACGTATAGACGGCTGCTCTCCTGAAGAAACGCTCGGGCGCAATAGTGCATGTACGTCAGTGCTTCGTCAGAATCACCGAACATGGAAATAAATTCATCTTCGTCCACAACAAGAGTGGGAACGCCTACTGGTCCTCGATGTGAGGGACCAACAATAGCACCCACCGATGTTGAGATTGCAGTTGCGCGGATGCTATTATCACGTTCGCCGACGTATACTCCTGCGCTAGTGCTGTTACCGCTGTTTATTGGCATTTCTGCATCTCCTGTTTGTTTAACCTTTACGACTTAAATTATCAAACGTGTAGCACAGAGCATCTGGTTAGATCGTCGTTTAGGCCGTAAATTCTAATCGTACCTGGGAATTGTCCGTTCAAAAAGAACAGTCCATCTACTAGCATTTCAACCGTACTGTTAACTTGCGCAGTATTAGGCCCTTCTATCTGTGCATTGGCAACCGTAGGTGCAGGCGATACCTGTGCTGCACCTATCTGGATGTTGTGCTCTACTCGACGTATAGAACCCGAAGTTGAGTTGTTATCTATATAGACAGCTTGTACCGTGTCGTTTTCCAAAACAGCGAGTTGTCCAACAGGCGCATCAGACGCGGAGCTAACCAGCGTTAAAATGCCCGTGAACTGTCCGGTGTTAGGTACGTTCTCGGTAAATTGAACCAGCACGTACTTGCCTGTGCGCGGGTTGGAAATTGGTACAGTGATTGTTTCAGTTCCGGCTAAGTTGTAGTCTTCTAGCTCCAATGTTATGGAAGCATCCGGTTGCGCGATTTCTGGACCAAATAGTACGCCATCAATTGGATGTGCTGCACGTATGGATAGAAAGTGCGCGACGGTAGGACTTGTTACACTGCTAGGCTCATTGAATGCAATCCCAATTTGATCGTCGCGAACAACGTCCATAATAGCGTCTTCTGAACGGGGTGAAAACTCCGTGCGCGTAGGTAGCTGCCCCATAAAGATTCCGGGTGCGCTTTCGTGTAGTGCTATTGTCTCCACTTCGCCCGTGCGCATGTTCGTAGCTGTAGCATGTGCAACACCTTGACCGGCTATATCTGCATCCTCTATCAAGACGGGAATACTGCGATCAGGAAATACGAAGGGCAAAGACGTTATTACGGAGTCTACAAAAGGCGAGTTAGCCCGCACGGTGGCAACCACGTCTACGTCGTTAGCAAAAGGATTCAAACGATCCTTATAGATAACGCGCAACGTTTGGTTATGTTCTACGTTAGTGGTGCCGTTGAAGTCATTGCCTTTCTGCGCGGATTTGGTGGTATTGATCTTACCTACAAAGGTTTGTACATCGACGCGTGACAGCAGTGCCGTATTAGTCTCGCCCGTATCCTCGTTATATACGGTAACTTCAGCTTCCTCAACCACTTGAGCAATATCTGGGTCTATCAGCGTGATATTCAGAGCGTTGCCTGCCAGAAGCGTAGGGTCCAGTTGGAGAACAGCCAGAGTGTATATAGGAGGCTCTGGAACGGACGGTTCTTGCGATTCGATGTCACGCAACTGTGTGATGGCAATACGCACAGGCTCCGGAGTGAGAATGCCCAATGCTCCGCGCACTTCCGCCAGGTCAAAGTGCCGCGTCTTACTCACGTTTATATCTTGCGTTTTCAGTGCCGCATCATCGGGTACGCGGGAGCTTACACTCTGCCGAAACACGCCCGATCTGGAAGCGGTGTCTACTATAAACGCCTTTATCTCTGTTACAACCGTCCGGTGTGCAGATCGAAATTTACTCATTTTCTGCCTCTCGTATCGAAATTTTCGACCTCGGCACCCTGTACGTCCATATTGCGCGTAACGGTACCCTCGTTGTTTATCTTCGGGACGCTCTTGACTACGCCTGCTCGGGTCTTCAGCGTGAATCGGAGAGTAATATCAAAAGCGGCCGCATCGGACCCGCTCTCCAATTCCACCTGCGGAACCTCTACGGGCCCTTCTTCCATAATAACGCCTACAACCCAATCAGAAGCTCCCGGCATACTAACAGTGAACGAGAAGCCGTCTACTGCTCCGAGTATGGCGCACTTCTCAATCAGATTCAGAACTTCATGCGGTTCGTTGTGCATGAAGTGTAGTTCTACCGATAGGTTGCATGGAAATAAGTAACCTTTCGATATTGTAGCATTCGTTACCTGATCTAACGTAATGGTTGAGCCATGACGTTTCAGGATTTTGTTTGCTTGTGCATCTCGGACTATCTCAAACGAGTTTAGACGAAAGTAGCCGTAGGGAAACTCTGCGTCCTGCTCTCTTCGAATAACTGCCTTGGTGTTATCGTGCATGATAAACGGCAACGCCTTTAATCCTAGGTGGCGCGCTATACTCTTTCTAAAACCAATCAGAGAAAGGAATAAAGGAGTTTGCACATTCTTAACGGAGGCCAATAAATCAAAGCCTTGCCCCTTTGCTGACACGGTTGCTCTCCTTATGTAGAGGAAACAAAAAATCCCCCTGAGGGATGATACCCTGAGGGGGATTCCGTTACTTGATTCGCACAGGGCCAGCTGAAGCGGTTATTGATAGCTCCGAGCCTTTTGTTCCCTTAGGGTCAGTGTCGGTCACCTCAGCGTCAAACTCCTCATTGTCCTCTTCGAGGTTTTCTTCCTCTTCAAGGTTATCAGGGTCCGCGGAGTCATCCTCTAACGAGTAGCGGTCTTCTCCTGCCATAGCTTCCAAGAAATCTTTGTCGTCATCGTAAGAGGCGCGAACTTCTACCTCTTCGTCACCCTCATCCAACATCGAACTCTCTGCCCTGAATCGTTTCTCCATGTAGTCTACTATGCTAGATAGCTCTCTACCGCTGGCGATTGAAGGGGACAAAGTGTTTTCTGTTTCCGGCACACTACCTGTTCGGGCAGCGCGTGGTACGTTTTTGGTAACTTCGTCTACGAATTGACTAAGATCATCTGAACCCACAGCGGACGTAAAGAACTTGGCGGCTGCATCATACTCACCCTTTTGAAAGGCCATGATAGCCAGAGCAACAAGGTCACGCGCTTTATTCATGGGTTATCTCCTCAGTCTAAGGAACGAAAACGCTACACTCCCGGGCGTGACAGTAAGCGCTTTCGATCACATTAATCTAGGGCTAGCGTGTAGACTAACCCTTGACCGAGTAGTTTATACCCGCTTGCCTTTCGCTACTGAACGGCTGTTGGCCAAAACAAAGCTGAATGGCTCAGTCATAAACCAGCCGCGTGTGCTGTTACCAGCGTTGGCGCCTGAAGTCGGGGTAGAACGAATGCCACCACGAGTTGAATATGCTGCGTGATTTTCTGGGCTGGCAACGATGTAGATTTCGCCTGCGCCCATGACTTTCTGGTTGGGCTGACGGAATGCGTCAGTCAACAGTTGCATACCTACCAGGGTACCGATCTGGCCGTTCAGCGCCAAGTCATACTTGGTGATGGGATCGAGGAATGCGGCAAAGTCACTGGAACCGATAATGTCTGCCCAGTAGTCGTTAGAGATCAGCGCGGTATTAACCGGCAGGTTCCAGCGAGCTACGGATTGACGCAGATTACCCAGGTTACGGGTAGTCAGTTCACCGGCAATGTATTCCAGATCGTTAACAACACCAACAGTCTTGTCAGCAGCATCTTTCCACAGGCGATCTTCAGCAACCATCATGGCTTGCAGGCCGTCATTGTAGGCGTGCTCCAACAGGTCGCCGTTCACTTGTTCAATGTCCAGGTTTTCAACGCGTACGTTAGCCTGAATCTCGAACTCGTCCGGGGTGAATACACGCTGGCGAATGGTCTGGTAACCGACAGATGAAGCAGAGGTTGCTACGATAGCAATGCTGTCGTGTGAAGGCATAGGTACACGCGGTACTTCGCCTTGGCGCAGGGTCTGGCCTTGGGCGATACGACGCAAGAAACCTTGACGGCTGGCTTCTTCACTGATCTGACGAGCTAGACCGGAACCCAGGGCAGCCCATTCTTGACCGGTTGCATCATTCAATGCTGAGGCCAGAACTTCACGGCGCGCATCGGTTGCATCTTGTGCGGTCATAGTGGTATCTTGTTCGACAACTTGGCCGGAAGATACAGATTCCATCAGGCTGGTGATAGAACGCATCAGGTCTTTCTTGTCGTGTGCGTTAAACTCGCCGGTCTTTGAATCAAGTGCGCGTTGGTTGGATCGACCGAACTTCAATTCTTCGATCGGATCGCCGCCAGCAAGCACCATCTTGGCGCCTTTATAGGGATGTGTCATGTTAAAACTCTCCAGGATGTTTAAAGTAAAAAATG